GCTCCCACAGGCTGAACAAGATGAAATCATGGCAGGCTTCGATGCCGAGTCTCTGCTATGGGACTGGGGATTCTGGGGCCGTCCCGAGCAGATCATGCCAGCAGATGACTCATGGGACGTAGGGCTATTCCTTGCAGGTCGTGGAGCAGGGAAGACGCGCAGTGCCGCCGAGTGGATACGCGAGAAGGCGAAGGAGACACACCATGGCCGGTCCCGATTCTTGCTGGTTGCACGTACAGCTGCGGACGTACGAGAGGTTCTGATCGAGGGAGAGAGTGGGATCATGTCTGTGTCCCCGCCCTCGGAGATGCCACTGTACGAGCCGTCCAAGCGCCGCCTCACATGGCCCAATGGCAACACTGCGTTCTGCACCACTGCCGATGAACCTGACTCGCTCCGTGGTGTGCAGGCTAATTTCTCATGGGGTGACGAGGTGGCCGCGTGGAGGCAGAGTCCTGATGGTGCAGGTATGACAGCTTGGGACAACCTCCGGGTTGCCACACGTCTCGGGGTCAACCCTCAGATCCTAGCCACCACCACGCCTAAGCGCGTGCCGTTGCTCTACGCCTTGCTGGCTGAGAAGGAGCGTACTGGGCGCGTACACATCACTCGTGGGTCCACGATGGATAACGCGGGTAACCTCGGTTCTGCCTACCTCGACTCCATCACCGGGGTCTACGCGGGTACTCGCCTCGCACAGCAGGAGCTTTACGGTGAGATGCTGGATGCCGTTGAGGGTGCACTCTGGACTGAGGAGTTGATCGAGCGGAGCCGTGTTTCTTCCATGTCCTCGGTACTGCCGTTCCGCGTGATCGGAGTTGACCCCTCGGTTGCTGAGCACCCCACTGATGAGTGCGGGATCGTGGTGGTCGCCTCGACCTCAGATCGGGACCTGTACAAGCGTCAGGCGTATGTCCTCGAAGACGCCTCAGTACTGGGGAGTCCTGATGTCTGGGCCAATAAGGTCGTGGCCATGGCACGCAAGTGGGGCTGCCCTGTGGTCGCTGAGGTCAATCAGGGAGGCGCACTAGTCGCCAATGCAATCCATACCATCGACCCATCTATCAAGGTCCTAGAGGTCCACTCCAAGGTGGGGAAGCAGCTGCGGGCTGAGCCCATCACTTTGGCTTATGAGCAGGATCGTGTGCACCACATAGGCTTCATCGCAGAGCTAGAGTCTCAGATGACCTCATGGGTACCGGGTGAAGGCAAGTCACCGGACCGGGTTGATGCGCTCGTGCACGCGCTCACAGCGTTGCTGATCAAACCCCCGGCTGGCTTCTTGGGTGGTTCGCTATCCGCGAAGTCACACTCAGATCGCCGGATTCAATCAGTGCGCCGGAATGGGCTGCGCTTGCGGTGATGTAGCGCAGGGACATGGAAGATCCCACATAGCATGTGAGAAGTTGGCGTGTACGTACGTGTACAACAAAAAGCCCCGGGTAGATTTCTCTACTCGGGGCCTTGTGTTGCGGCTACTCCTTTCTGGGCTCCAGCCATTCGCGGGACTCCGGGCTGATCTCCCGTTGCGGTCCCTCCATGAACTTGAGCACATCCCTGATGAGGTCCTTACCCTCCTCCTCGGTGAGTTTGATCTCGGTGGTCTCGGTCTGGATGCGGAACCCGCCGATGGATGGGAAGAAGCGGGCACCCATGACTAGCTCTCCGAGACGAGGAACGAGGCGAGTTCGTCACCGGCCTTGTCGGCGGCGTTGAGGGCTCCGGGGATCTGGTGGCGGGGCATCGTTGCCCGGGTGCCGTCGATCTTGGAGAGGATTTCGCGGAGCTTGGTCTTCTGGGCGATGGTGAGCTTGGCCATGATGTGTTGTGTCCTTTTGTCTGGTTGTGGTGGTTGGTGTGTAGTTCTATTATAGGCCTATTGAAGGCCTGGAGTCAAGGGGTTAGCGTGCCCAGTATGTGGTACCTCTGAGGGTGTATTCGCTGTAGTCCTGCTTGAGGTCTTCGGCTGCCTCATCCCAGTCGATGTGGTTGATGGGCCACACAGCGTCACCGTTGATCGCGCCCATGTCACTGGCGTACTGCTCAGCGAACTCGGTGAAGTAGTGGTCAGCGATGAGGGTTTCACCGTGCGGCCAGTCCTCCATCTGGCCCTCGGCCTGTTCACGGAGGGAGACGAGAGCTTCCAGTTCTTCCTGCTCGTCCTCGTCCAGTTCCACGTCCTCGGCCTCAAGCTCGGCCAGACGTTCGATGATGTCCCGGGTATCGAGGATGTCAGCGTCGAAATCGATTGCCATGAGATGTCCTTTGGTCGTGGTGTTGTTTGGTGTAGTTCTATTATAGGCGAGGTCGGAGGCTGGTGTCAAGTCCCCGGGCAAAAAGAAAACCCCCGGAGGGGAATCCGGGGGCTTCTGTACTGTGCGCTAGTCAGTTTCAAGCACCAACTCTCGGAGGGACTTGCGGGGCTCGCGGACGATCTCCCACTGGGCCATGGACAGGCCGACCGTGGAGGCTTCCTCGTACACGCCAGCCTCCTCGGCCTCCTTGTATAGGCGAGCGGCGAGGTCGAAGACTTCCCGGTCCGTGGTGTTGTTGAACAGACGGGACATGTTGGCCATGCGCTCGGCGGTGAATTTGACAGTCATTGGGTCTCCCTTGGTGTGGGTGGTTGGTAGTTCTATTATGGCAGGGTTACTCGCTGATGTCAACCTGATAGGTCTGGGCCTCGGTTCGGGATTCCATGTCCCTGCCCCTCCCGGGCTAGGCGTCCTCGTCGCCCTGAGCGATCAGGGAGACGTACCCGGCGTTCCGGTCTGCGGTGTTGGTGGTCACGGCGTTGATGAATCTGAGACCACACGACTGGGCATACCAGAGGTGCAGGGTGGCGAGGTCCGGAGCACTGGTGAGTGGCCACTCCTCGGCCTTGAAGCGGGCATCCTCGGTCTCATCCATCGAGATGTAGATCTTGTGGCACGCGTCGAAGTACATACCCTTGGCAAAGGGCAGGGCTGCCGCAACGCGGAGCCACGCGGGGGAGGGAGTAGCGGTCTTGGTTGCCATGATGTGTCCCTTGGTTGGTGTGGTGTGGTGCGGAGTGTGTGAGGCCCCCGGTAGTGTCCGCTTGTCAGTCTATGCGGGGGCCATGTACTAAGTGTACTGCGGTTCTGGTGCTGGTGTCAAGCCTCGCCGGGAAAGATTGAACCTACGTTGGTCCGCCATGGAAGTGTGAGCGCATCGTAATCCTCAGTGCTGATCACGTCACGCATGAGCAAGCCTAGGCGGGCACTGGAGGCTACATCAGATGCAGTTGCCCCTTGGGTCGGCCAGATGTCTCGGCGCATCCGTGCAAGCTGCACACGGAACATGTGGGCACGTCGTGCGGGGTTCAGTGCCACCTGTACACGGAGGAGTGCACGTGTGCGGGGGAGGTCATCCCGTAGGGAGTTGAGGCGGTCGATGGTGGTCTGCGGGAGGTCCCAGATATCCCGGGTGAGCAGGGAAAGCTCTGCCCACTGAGGGCCGTAGCGCTCGGGGGTGGGGTACGAGATGTATGGCTTTGACATGTCTAGGCCTTATCCTGAGGGTGAATGCGACCGATGTTGGTGCGCCACGGGAGAGTGAGGGCATCATAGTCCTCGGTGGAGAGCAGGTCACGGAGCATGAGACCAACCATGGTCCGCCACACGAATTGGTGCTGCGGGTCCCAGACAGGGCTAGTGGCTATGCGCCCCTGATCCTGTCGAGCGACCGGGAGAGTTTTGAACAGGGTGAGAGCCGTTCCGACTGCCTTGTCCTGTGCGGGAGTGGGGAGCGCGTACAACTCGGCTTCAGCGAGAGCTTCCATGTCCCCGGGGGTGGTGGAGAGAGCGCGGAGGAGGAGGGCTTGGATCTGTTTGGCCTGAGGGCCGTACAGCTTTGCGGGGGTGATAGTCGTGGTTGCCATAAGACAACTCTAACCTATCACCCCCGTGGAGTCAAGCGTTGATTGAGATACGGGGCGCGTACTCCACGTCAAGGTAGCGCGGGGCGATTGCGAAGCGGATGCCACGCGGGTTGTGCCCGGCCATGACGTAGGGGAACGGGTCCGGGGTGGGGACGGTAGCCGCGAAGTTGAAGGTTGTCTGACGGCGGAAGTCCTCACGGCCCTTGTACGGGCCGAACGTGGCTTCGGGGTCAAGCTCGAAGAGACCAGTGATGAAATAGCCCCACTCGGCGTAGGTGGCTGCCCAGACCGTGCTGGCACCATCGTGCCCGGAGTTCTTGTATCCGCGCTTGTCACCCTTGACCTTTTCCGTGCTGCCCAGCTGGATCTCGAAGGCGTGATCACGGCTGCGGCTACCCTTGTCCTCAAGGATCTCGAAGTAGACCGAGGATGCGATGAGTCCGGCGTTCTCTGCACGGTTGAGGGTGGTGTACAGCTGGGTGGTGGTGAGGGTGTTGGTGTGAAGTCGCATGATGTCCCCTTGCTTGGTGGTGCGGTTGGTGTATGTCTTTACAATAGCATAGATTCTCTCGCAAGTGTCAAGCGGATATCAGATGTTATGTAGGAAGTTTCGGCGGCGTGGAGGGACATGGAACCTATACGTTCCATGTTGGGCCGGGAACACAAAACCCCTGCCGAGGGGATCGACAGGGGCTAGGTGTTAGTCGGTGTGGGTGGTCACGTAGTGCCTGATTCCCCAGTACAGGAGTAGGGGGGAGAGCAGGATGAGGGGGAGGAAGGCAAAGAAGAACGCCATAGCAACACTCACGGGCGGGGGTACCGGTCACGCCGACGAGCACGGCGAGCCGGGGCGGTGATGACCAGCAAGTACGCGGCCCAGATGAGGGCCGAGAGAGGGAGGGTGAGCCAGATGGGCAGGGCTTCAGCGAGGTTGCCTGTGGACACGGGAGACATTACAGGACCTGAAGGAAGTTGTACTCGGAGACGTACGCGCAGGTGTCGTACGCCTCAGGGAAGGCGAGCTTGAGCATCTCGGGGTTGACCTTGACAGGTGCACGATAGGCCAGCTTGACCACGGTCACACCCATGAAAGTTCCGATGTTCGCCCCGCCGAGAGATTCGCGGATGACTGCCTCGGTCTCCTTTTCGATCTCCTTCCAGCGCTTCTGCTCTTCCTTGGCCTTACGGTTGAGTTCGGCGGCTTCCTTGGCCTTCAGTCCGATGGGGACTGAGAGGGCTGCGGGGGCCTTGTACTTTGGGAACACCCGGCGCTTGGGGGCCTCGATCTCGTCAAGGTCGTGGGGGTTGATCGCGGTTGCGGAGGAGGTTGTCATGAGATTGTCCTTTCGACTACCGGAGAAGTTCCGATAACTAAACAATACCCGGGTACTGGTCAGATGTCAACTCTGGGAGGAATCTTTTTAGTTTCTTTCTGGTTTGCGTTCTGTGGGCTTAGTGCTGTATAGTTACATACATGAGCACACACACCGCCCTCAAAGGCTCCCCCACATACATGGCCCACCGTGCACGCTACGGGGCCACCCTCAGGCTTGCTGTCGCAGTACAGATCGCCTGTGACCACTCAACTACCCTCGGAGATCTGGTCGAGGAGTCCGGCATGGCTCAGCGCGAGGATGGAGGTGTTGACACAGCAGAGATGTTTGCTGCTCTCGGGTACTAACGGGAGCGGGTACGGAGAGCGGGGGCCTACGGGCTCCCGCTCTGCTGTGTGTGCGCTCGGGGAAGGGACATGGAAGATGTACGCGGGGCGGGTACGAGCGGGCACACGAAAACCCCCGGTCTCCCGGGGGCTTGGTGGCTGCTGCTACGGGGCCGGAACGGACGGGTAGTTGGTGTACTTACGGAGGCTGGTCATGCCAGCCGAGATCGTGTCGAGGGCGGCGGCGAGGTTGCGGAGTGTCTCATCTGCGTGATCAGTTGCGTACGGGTGATACGTTTCCTGAGGGTCGGACAGTTCCCGGGAGAAGCGAGACAGGGTGGCCTCAACCTGAGTGAGATTTGAACTGAGGTTTCGGACCGTCATGGCGAATCCTTTGGCGTCATAGTCTTTGTTCTTCATGGTGTCTCCCTTTGTCGTTACCTCAAGTGTAGCAGAGTATTGAGCGTGCCGCAACACGAAAAAGCCCCCGCTTACTGGGCGGAGGCTTTCTCTCTGTGCTGGGTATGCTATAAGCCTACACCCCGTAGGGCTGGCTGTACAGCCCTAGTAGCGCTGGGGGAGAGGATCGGGAGAGGTGGTGAACGCGTGACCGAGGGCGTTGAGAGCCTGTCGGAGAGAGGACATGTGGCGCGAGGTGGTTGCCGAGTACTTGTGTCCGGTGAGGGTCCAGCCCTCTTCGGGAGTGCTGCGGGCGATGATGGTCGAGTAGGAGTAGACCACGTAGCCGTCATCCCGGGGCTCACCACGGAACGAGCTTCCATTGTTGTGGAATGCCTCACGTGCTTTGATCGGTGCTGCGGGAGTGGTACCGCGTGCGATGGTCTTCGTCATGATGTTCCCCTTTGTTTGTGTTTGTTGGTGTAGCTCTATTCTATAAGTGATTGGGCGGGGATGTCAAGCTCAGGGCAAAAGAAAACCCCCCGATTTCTCGGGGGGCTGTGAGGCCGTGTGAGGGGCTAGAGCTTTGCGGGGGCTCCCAGTGGGGTGCGGTAGGTTGTGACGCCGTAGCGCTCAGTGTTGTCTACGAGGCAGTACATGGCCGATTCGATGAGCACGTACGCGATGGAGTGAGGGGCCTCAACATCTGCGCGGACGGTGACCAACGCGGGCTCAAAGAGCGCGGGGTCAGTTTCGAAGAGGGCTTCAAGAGCGGCTTCGATTGCGGGTGTGTATGTAGCGGCGGTGGTGGTCATTTCGTTCCCCTTTGTTTGGTGTAGTACCAACTCTACAGGGGTATTAGGGCGGGCGCAAGTCGAGATGGAAAGTTTTTCTTTATTTATGGGCGGGGTGATTCCATGTCCCGCCCGCCGTGCTACTCCCGGGGAGCGCGGGAGACTACGGTGACCTGCTCTGAGGTTACGGACATCCAACGGACTGTGCCGTTCTCAGAGTGCAGGACAAGCCTGCCGTGGGTGTTGGACTGCACGCGCCACTTCACTTTGCCGCGTCCGATGAGTACTTGATCACCGGGGATGAGGTCTTCATTTGCCATGGGTCGAGCCTAGCCGAGGTGGCCAGCGTATGCAAGGCGGAAAGCGAGGTTGATCGTGGTGCGGCCCTCAGGGGTGTTGAGGTCATCAGCACCATCGAAGAGGGACTCAAGGGCGGTGTTTGCGGCGACATCCTCTGCGGTGCGCTCGACGTTGCGGGCCTCATCGCGGTCAGCGGCTGCGGTACCGAGGTTGATTGCGGCTTCGATAACATCTTCGATGGTTGCCATTTGGTGCCCCTTTGTTTGTTGGTGTAATAGAACTCTACCGCCCGGGAGACCTAATGTCAAGTCTCCCGGGTAGATTGGTCAGTTATCAGACCACGAGTCTTCCATCTGGGCGCGGGTTGCGGGCAGGACGGGCAGGTTACCCACCTCATCCTTGGCTTCGATACGGGTATCGAAGAAGATACGGCCCACTCCATCGGGGCTATAGAAATAGCCGTCTTCACCATAGGAGGCGTAGATCACGTGTGTGAGGTAGCGGTTCATTGGGTCCCCTTGCTTTGTTGGTGTATCTAGAGTCTATAGGGGATTACCGCTGATGTCAAGCGAGGATGAAGGCGATTCCCCATCCCTCGGTACCATCGTAGATACCGGTCTCGTCATCCTCCTCCTCTTCGGGAGTTTCGGGGCTGTGCTCGGAGAGTACGGCTACGTAGTAGCCCGGGGTGTCGAGGATGAAGTCTGCGAGGCCCCCACCGATGTACTCGCTGTTATGGAACGTAGGGCCATTGTAGCCGTACTGTCCCGTGCGGCCCGTGATCAGGGTCCACTGTGCGGAGTCGAGGGCGTCATCCAACATTGAGGGAGCGTATACCATGTACTCAGGCGAGGTGTTTACCGTACGGCCCGGGGACACACAGATCACGTGATCGAAGTCCATTGCGGCTGCCAGCTGTTCGGCGGTGGCATTGCGGATGATGGTCATTGGGTCCCCTTAGGTTTGTGGTTAAGACAATCTAACCACGGTCTGATAGGGATGTCAAGTAAGAATTACTTATTATTTATTTATGAATTGACCCCAGCCCAGCCCTCCAGTGGCGCGCAGGCGTGATTGTCCCATATGCGCAGGCCCTCGGCTGGGTAGTCGTTAGTTAGCTCTGTAGCAGCCAACACAGCCTCGATTGGAGTCTGGTGGTGGCTGTTCAGGTGCCAGATCTCAGCATTCCAGACCAGTAGAGAGAAGGGGAATCTGCGTGCATAGGCCTGTGAATCCATTGGTCTGTGTGTCCTCTAGCTGGGTTGGTAGTTGTACAAGGGATACCTTATAGGAGCCTGAGAAGGATCACCTAACTACCTGATCAGAGGGCGTGTCTCTAGGCCAGAGGAGGGCGTAGGCAGGACATGAGTAGTAGTCATCTCTCTTGTTACACACTTGTTACATAAGTACTTGTGTGTCATGTGTGTTATGTGTTATAGTTGTACTAGTTCGAAGGAAGGCAGGCCGAGGCAGGCTTGCTCAGACGAAATGCATGAGTTTTTCTCATAAAGGCAATGTGAAGATTTCTCACGTTCGAGGACATGGAAAAATCCGGAAACGTTTGAGGGTCATGCCCCCAAATAGGCGCTGCCCTCTCACCGATCAAATCCACCTCACGTCAAAGTACCATTTCCCCCTCTGTACATTCCCTCTCATCGAAAAATCCACCAAAAAATTTTTGGAAATTTCGGGGTAAGATGGTACTATGACCCGACATCCCGCCCGTAGTCAGGCGCTCCCTCCTGACGAGGCCTCCCGACTACGCGCCCTCTCCCCCGCCCCAACGGATCAGCACGCCCGCGCCCGAGATCTCTTTCAGGCTGGCTGGACTCTCCAAGCCATTGGAGCCGCTTTCAGCCCACCCCGGGCACGCTCTACGGTCAAGGCATGGATCGACCGGACCCCGGCCACCGCGCCCCGGTCAGAACCCCCGGTCACCCACCCGCCTACCCGCCCCACCGCTGAGCCAACCCCTCACCGGAGGGTAGCCTCCGGTACTCCTGCGCTCACCGCAACAGAGGCCGACCGACTCTTCACCCTTCAAACGCTCGCCCGACGCTACCGCGCCAAGCATCCGCCCGAGCATCCGTCCGCCCGCGCCAATCAGGAACTCACCATCCTCGTCCAGTCACTGTACGCGTCGGGTGTTACGATTCAACAACTAGCATCCGCCGCTCATGTCACACATCATGCCATGTCGAAGCGGGTCAAAAAGGATATCTCCCATGCGCGTGCTGTATGACCTCTTCCCCGCGTTTGTGGCAATCGCCCCCGCCGATCACCCGCTCACTGCCGGGGAACTCTCCAGCGCCCCACCCACAAAGGGAACCCGACAGGTTTTCACCTGCCGAGTCATCGTGACGGACTCCCAGATCATTATTGCCACGGACTCCCCGTCCGGCCCAGTCGTCGTTTTCAACGAGGCCTACGCCCCCGGGATGTTCTACAAGTCCCCGCGCCGACAGGATGACTCCTGTATTGTCACCACAACCGGCCTCAAGCTCGCCTTCAAGCGCGATGACAATTGCGGGTGTGGGTCTAGATTAAGGTCATGGAACCCCTACCGAACCACAGACTCCACCCGGGACCCTACAGAGTAGTAGCGCCTAGATATTCTAGACAGTCCTGCTCTCCGCACCAACAGACCACTGCAACGACCGCCTTCTCGTCCATCTCTGGCCCATCCCCATTGACGTTCACCGGTATCGGGAAATGATCTGGTACCGGCCCGAAACCCCTCACGAGCGCCGCTTACGCCACGGGGTACGGTTCATAGCCCCGGCTTCATATCCGAGAAACTGAGCCTCTACCCGGCAGAGCGCAGTGTTTGCCTCGTCCGAGACGCTCAGCCACTCACTCAGGCTTTCCCGGACGCTGTACCAGAAGTATTGTCGGTTCCAGATCAGCCGGGTCCGCCAGCCATAGGCCCGGTGCCAGCGCTCTATGATCTCCCGGTCCTTACGCTCCTCAGCCACATACGCCCGGAGTTCACCGAGAGACAAGTCTTTCCATGGTTCGATATACATCTTTATGCCCTCCACCAGAATCTATATTTACGTTTACGTTCTCGCTCGCTGTGCCGTAGCTGGAGTGCGCGCTTGCGCTCAGCCCCATCCATTCCAAGGAAGTTCGCCTCAATGACGAAGAGCACTCGCGCTTCCGGGTCCCGGACTGATAGCTGGTAGACCAGCCAGTCCTTGAGGCCGAACCACCGGCTCTTCAACGGGTGAACATAGGTCCGCCACCCATAGGCGTGCCGCCAGCGAATGGTGATCTCCGCGTCTTTCCGCAGCCGCGTAATGCAGGCCGCAAGGGCAACCGGAGTTAGCTCCTCCATCAGACCCCACCCCGCTTACTCATCCCAGTACCAGAAATGTACGTGTAGGTGGTAGACTCCCCGCTGGTATCCGTTATCGTGACCGGCCCCCGAATAATACTCCCGGTATTGAAATGAACGCCAGTAACAACACCAATCCGTTCAGCCTCAGCGGCAACCCCGTCATCAAACCCGACGATGTATCCGGAGATGAAGTCAGCCTTGTCACCATTCCCGGGGACAAAGCCCTGTTCAATCAGCTTTTCTTCTATGCTCAGCCACGCCTTCTCAGCGCGCTCAAGAATTCCCTCGTGCGCCCGACTCATGCGGCACCGTCACTCGGCTCAATCAGCCGTATCAGCCAGAGGGTGAACATCTCACTATCCAGACCGTCCGCTGTCACCTGTTCATACTCAACGGGTTCAGCTTTCGCCTCCCAGCCCAGATCTGCGAACCGCGCAATCTCCGCGTCCACCTCGTCACGGGTGTACCAGCCGGGGGTGCCCGTATCAATCGGGTCTAGCTCAAAGAAATTTTCCATGTCATCACCGTAGCGCACACATACTGTCATGCGCAATAGTAGGATACAGGTATGATATGTGCATTCTGCCGCCGAATCATCCTCGGCCAATACGAGAACTGCGTCCCGACTACCTCATGGGCAGTCCAGATTACCCCCGCCGAGCATGAAGTCCCCGGCTATACGATCTTCGTCTCACAGGATCACCTGACAGACGCGTCCTCGGACCCGTTTGCCACCGGTAAGGTCTTTGAGGCAGCCACCGAGTACGGCAAGGCACAGGGTGTCCCGTATGTCCTGTCTGTTTCAGTAGCAACACAGGCTAACCCTACTTCCCACCAGCACCTCTACGTGCATTACATCCCCGAGCTTCCCGCGTGATGATGCCCGACCTACTCACCATCGCAATCCTTGCGCTGGCAACCTACCGGATCTGCCGTCTGATTGTTCAGGATGAGATTGCCGCGCCCGTCCGAGACTGGATCTGGGCGAAGTATCCCCCGGAATCTACGAAGATCGGGTATTTGTTCACCTGCTACTGGTGCACAAGCCCGTACGTCGCTACACTACTCACGATCTGTTATATGATAATACCTGTGGTTGCAGTCCCGGTTGCGTTGATCTTTGCGCTCTCGGCTCTTGCTGGGATCATTTCTACCAAGATCGATAACTGACAGACATAGGAGCCAGCACCAATGGCTGTATTCAAGCAAACCACCGGCCCCGGGGTTCCCGCCGACATGGTTCTATACTCTGCCCCACGTCCACTGACCGCTGCTGCCACCCGGCTCAAGCTGGATGACCGCACTGAAGCGGAACAGTTCAAGAAGCGCCGGGTCTCCAGCGCCAGCGTCTGGCAGTCTGAGGCGTGGGAGTACTTCGACGCGATTGGTGAGGTCAAGTATGCATTCAACCTTGTCGCTAACGTCATCTCCCGCGCCCGCCTCTTCACAGCGGTCATCGACAACCCTGCCGAGACCCCGGTTCCCGCATCTGAGTCTGACAAGGTTGACCCGCGCCTTGCTGAAGCAGCTGAACGCGCCCTTGCACGACTCAACTCAGCCTACGGTGGACAGGCTGGCCTCCTCCGGGATGCGGCCCTCAACCTCGCTATCGCTGGTGAATGCTACCTCGTTCAGATCCCTGAGCGCATTGGCACTGGATTCCCGGAATCTTGGGATATCCGCTCGGTAGATGAGCTTCAGGTTGACGGTGCTGGTAATTATACCGTTATCGGTCGCCGGGACCAGATCAACGTTGCAAACTCAACGGGTATCGTCCTCCCTAAGACCGCATTTGTCGGTCGAATCTGGCGTTCACACCCCCGATTTGCTGACGAGCCCGACTCCAGCCTCCGTGGTCTCCTTGACCTCTGTGCTGAACTCCTTCTCCTCAACCGTACCTTCCGTGCTACGGCCCGCTCCCGCCTCAACGCGGGTGCCCTGTACCTCCCGGACGGCCTGTCTACCGCTGCCTCAGCCGATCCGAACTACCCGTATGACGCAGAGGGTGAGACATCGGAGCCTACTGCTGAAGAGGCAGAGGATGAATTCGAAGATCAGCTGATCGATGCGATGACCACGCCGATTTCTGACGAAGACTCAGCCAGCGCTGTCGTACCACTGATCATCCGGGGACCTTCTGAGCTTGGTGACAAGATCAAGCAGTTCAAGTTCGAGCGTTCTTTCGACCCGGCCCTCGCTAAGCGTGCTGATGTCGTCCTCGACCGCATTCTTCAGGGCCTTGACGTACCTAAGGACGTAATCACCGGCCTCGCCAACGTCAAGTACAGCAACGCGAAGCACATCGATGAGAGCCTCTATAAGGCCCACATCGAACCCCTGCTCCTCCTCATTGCTGACGCCCTCACCATCGTCTACCTGCGCCCCTACCTGCGTTCACTTGGCTTCTCCGCAGCAGATGTTGCCCAGATTGTTGTCTGGTACGACCCCTCAGCGGTTGCTACCAAGAATGACCGTGCCGCAGACGCTGATATCGGGTTCAAGCAGCACGCAATCTCCTTCGACACGTGGCGCAAGGCCCACGGCTTCTCTGATGCTGACGCGCCCACCCCGACAGAGATTGCATTGCGCCTTCTGATTGACAAGGGTACGATTACTCCGGAACTTACTGAGTCTCTGTTGACCTCGGTTGCCCCAGATATCATGAAGGCCGCTCGTGCAGCCAGTCAGAACGCAAGTGTCGCCCCGATCCCACCAGCCGTGAGTAATATCCTCGATGGAGGACCGGGAGCAGCCCCTGCGCCTGACCCCTCTACTCAGGGGAAGTCCACACCAGTCCCGGTCCCGGTTCCGCCGAACCCGGACGCCCCGGAACCGGAGACTCCGGACGATGAGCCACCCATTCCTCTTGCGGAACCGGTATAAACCTGCTAGACTTAGAAAATACGAAGCACTTTCCACCAAATGACTGGAGTACCCCATCAAAATTGCATTCACAGACAACGAGGGCGTGTCCCTCGGTACTGTCACGCTGGAAAACGGGACACTCACCGCTGACACACCCACCACAACCGGCCTGATTGACGGCTGGGGCGCATACAACGAGCAGGACACCCCGGAATCGTTCATGGAAAAGTTCAAGGACTGGTCCAACGGCTATGTAATCGCAAAGGAGGTCTCATAATGGCCACAGCAAACAGAACTGTCTACTTCAAGGACATCTACGGGACTGATATCGGGTCCATGACGTACACGGACGGTGTAATCACGGGTGCCACCGAGGGTGATCGTGATGTCATCGAGAGTCTGATGGACAATGGATACACCGCAGAGGGTATCATTGACAAATTTTCCAACTGGGACAACGGATATTCCGAATCTCACGTAGAAACACCGCCTGAAAGCAAATAGAAGCTAGAAGAAACCTACGTAAGAGACTCTCGTTCAGTGACGCAGTGATGTAGACTCCAGTAGACTGCTACATTATAACTATGGAGAAGAACACTGTGCCCAACTCCCCTCTGCTTGCTTTTGGCGGTAACGATAGTGCATCCCGCAAGGCCCGCGCAGCGCTTCAATGGAGAGACCGCTTTGGCCGTTGGGTTGAGATGGGTCGCGGGGTAAAATTCAAGCTTAATCTACCCGGTGGTAAGGGTGTTGTCAACGTTCACGGTGTCTTCGTGGGTGGC